ACCGAAAACAGTCTCATTAGAGCGGATTCTAGTGCCTGCTGTGATGCCTGCACCAACATTACTACAACCATATAACTGATTAATACTCTTAGATGTATAATCAATAAGACTACTTCCAGCAACAACGGTACCAGTTTGTCCAAAACCAATTGTAGAATCAACGTTTATAACTGAAGATCCTACAGATACTGTTTCAGTAACTCTGGAAGCACCAGGGATAGTGAATGTGCCTTCAATCAGATCCCTGTCATTGTATCCAACAAACAGACCAAGTCTGTAGAATGTTTCGTTATTTCTAGTAAAGATCTCAACATCAGAAACTGAAGCATTAGTTCTGAGATCAGTAGATTTAAATATGGTTTGTCCTTCCAGACCAAAAGGATTTCCAGAGATTGGTTCAACAACAACAGTCTCTCTTCTAATATAATCAGCGGAAGATGGTTTTACAAGTCTTGATTCAAGATCAATAACAGTTGCCTCTACACCATACAGAACTTTGAAGAGAATTTTTATCGACTCTTCAATACCTTTTGATTGATATAAGTTTCTGGCATGTTTAATGAAATTTCCTACGTCGAGATCAGATACAAAATCATAATCTTCTAAACCAGGAGTGAAAGTTCTCTTGAGCTTTACGTAAAACTCTTGTAAAAAGAGAGCACTTAGATTTTGTATCTCTGCATCAGCACTATGTGCAGAAGCAGTTGTTTCAGTAAAAATTAATGATTGCTTATTAACATCATTTACAATGGCAGCAAGACCAGGATCATAACCAGTAACACCACTAAAACCACGAATACACCCAGTAAAAGTTGTTGCAGTTTTTGCTGTGTAAGTTATGATTTCATCGTCAATTTTCAGAAGACCATAGTCATCTGGAAATCCTTTAGTTGATGGAACGGTAATTGTAGCATCAGTCGCACTAATTGCTGATGAAAGAGTTGTCTTACCAACAACAACTTCAGGTACAAGATTATCTACTCTGATGTAACGATCTAAATTATCGACAAGATCAATAATCTTATTGAGTTGAACTCTCTTCTCAAAATTCGACATATTTTATTTCCTCTCTAGGGTTCCGTTTGAGTAACTTGAAGTATAGTAATCTCTTGCAAAAGATACACCAGAAATATCCTCACCAGATGCGATTACATCTTTAATCGTATTTATTCGAGTATTGGAAACGTCGAGTGTCAAATAAAGATCTTTAAGACCAACAACATCATTAGATTCTGGGAATGCTTGAACTTCAATAATGTTATTAGGTGCCGCTGTTCCGGTGATATTGATAGTATTAACTAAAATCTCTCCTTTGGTATAATCAACTGTACCAACACCTCTCAGAACAACCTGCAATTGATCTGTATCCGTTTTTCTAATAGCAGAGAGCACACCCTTGCCACTACCATCTAAATTACCGTTTGCATCCTTATTTGGAACATCAGTAAAGAAGACAGTATCAGAAGAACCGCTAACATTAAATCCAGTACTCTTAATGTTGTACCCTGCAGGATTGATATGGAACTTGTTACCAAAGCACAACTCATATTGTGCAAATTGATTTACAAGTGCCTTCATATCTCTCCTAATCTTCACCTTTGTGATGTTAGAAGTGATTGCATTATCAACCCTATCAATCAATTGCAGTGCTTTACTGTACTTAAATCGCCCACCAAAGCGATTCATGTCAACATCTTTCGAGTATGATGTTAATGTATTGGTAATTCTGGTCTTCAGATCACTAGCATTCGATATTCTAGAGTTATCGTAGTAAACTGTTGAGTCAAGTTCAACATAAAGAACCTTAAGATCAACAATTTGTTGATTAATACCAGCGATTGAGTACTTTTTCAGTTTATTGAGAATATTTTGCTTATCAAAGTCGGAAATATATGAACCATTCTTGGGTTTGATACTAATTTGAACCGTTCCAAACTTAGGTGGAGTTAATTCTTCACCACCAACCACTGCAACAGACTCAGTATTAGTGTAAATTGAAGAAATAATCGCCTCATAATCTCTTGACGTAACCGCTCTGTGCTGCGCTGAGTACAATCTTGGGGCAAAGTACTTGATAGATGATAAATTTTCGATTTCACCGCCGTTTATCGCCTTCTGAACGGTGTTTACGGTGATTGAACCAGTAGGAATCAAGCGAATTCCATTTTCATCCACCAAATTACCTTGGAAATCGAAAACCGAGGGTCCATTTCCTAGAGAACCATCAGTAATAATGTAAGAAACGGTAATAATTTGCCCAGTTTCTAATTTTTTACCAAAATATCCATCACCAAACAGTAATTCATACTGTTCATCACCAATTTCTTGTAATAAAAAGATTTCGGATGACTTATCGATGTGTAAAATGTTATCAACGTGCTTAAATTCTCTTTCACCACCAACTTGACCCGCTGAAGTGACTGAAACTCTAATACTTGAGGTATCAATACTTGGATTATCAAGGATAAAACGCTGATTTACTGATGTATCAACTGCAAATTGCCTTGTCAACAGTGTTCCTTGGAAGATTTCAATAGGATTTTCTGTTGTTCCGAAGGTTGCAACACCGTTTTTAATGTTTGCAGTGATATTTTCGGGTATAGAGAAGCGATATGTTGTATTATCGAAAG